AAAGATTAATTTGCACCTCATACACTACTATTTATATTAGTACAATCCAGTGGATTTACTCTTTTTAAATTCCTTACTTAAATTTTGTCCACCCACATCTATGAGTTTATGTTTGAACAACCTAATGAACAAGCATTTAATATGTTGTATGATAGATTAAAAACTCAAGGTAGTTTGTATTTTCTGTCAACATCATTTTTAAGAGGTTTGACATTTGACAATTCAATCATCATAGTTGATGAGTGTCAAAATTTAAACTTTCACGAGTTAGATACAATCACAACAAGAGTAGGTCAAGACTCTAAAATAATATATTGTGGTGATTTTAGTCAAACAGATTTATTAAAACAAAATGAAAGAAATGGATTGCACGACTTCCTTAGAATATTAGAAGAGATGCAAGAGTTCAATTGTGTTGAGTTTAATATAGGCGACATAGTTCGTTCTGGATTTGTAAGAAACTATTTAATTCAAAAAACAAAACTTGGTATGGGAATGGAATGATGAATATAGAAAAACTTAGAAAACAATTAGAAATAGACGAAGGAGTTAAATATGAAATTTACAATGACCATCTTGGCTATCCTACATTTGGTATCGGTCATCTTGTTATTCCGAGTGATAAGGAATACGGAGAAAAAGTTGGGACAGTCGTATCCGAAGAGAGAGTCAGAGAATGTTTCGACAAAGATGTAGAGTCAGTATTAAGGGATTGTAAATTATTATATAAAGACTTTGATGAGTTACCAGAAGAGGTAAAACAAATTGTTGCAAATATGATGTTTAATATGGGATATGGTAGATTATCTAAATTCAAAGGTATGAAAAGAGGTGTTGATGCAAAGAATTGGAATGAGGCTGCAGATGAAATGGTTGACAGTCGTTGGTACAAACAAGTCACCAATAGAGCTCAAAGATTAGTTGACAGAATGCGAGAAGTTTGATATAGTATTATACTATGAAAGAATTTGATTATAAAATAGATTACAAAAAAATAGATTTCAAAAAACCAGAGAATAGAGTATTATATCGTATTGGTCGTGGAGAACAAGGCGTTCTTTTAGTTCGTCCATATACTGACATTATTGTTAAACATTGGAGATTTAAAAATCCATTTGTTGCAAGAACCAGTTCAAGAAAGATATATGAGATGTTTGAGGGTTACAAAAGAAAAGGTGACTTCATAGGTATGGATATGTGTCGTAAATTTTTAGAGATGGGATTTACTCGTGCAAGGAGATATGCAAATCATAAAGATGGCAAGAAGTATAATCCAGATGGGAGTATCAAACCACAAGAGAGTGACGCACTGACTTGTGCAAAAGCATTATCTGCAACTATATTTAAAAACATGAGAGATTTAGCTGCATATGATGAAACATATAAGACCATGAGAAAAGAGTGGAGAGATAATGAAAATGCAGTTTGACCATCAAACAGTAGAACTACCAAAGATTAAACAAAAGAATAAAGCACTACCAGACGGTGGTCGTGCATATGAAACACCAGAGGGAAAACTTTATCCATCTATCACCACAGTATTATCAATAAGAAATAAAAAGAGTTTACATGAGTGGAGAAAAAGAGTTGGAGAAGATGTTGCAAACTATATCGCAAGAACAGCTGCAACCAAAGGAACTGCTGTGCATAAAATGTGTGAGGATTATTTGAACAATCAACACCTTGCATGGCCTGATGAGTTTGAGAAACATAAATCAAAGAACTTTCTTGCATGGTGTTTATTCTCACAAATAAGAGATGCATTGAGTAACATCAATAATATTAAATGTCTTGAAACAAGTTTGTACAGTGACACAATGGGAATTGCTGGTCAGGTAGATTGTATTGCAGAATATAAAGGTAAGTTGTCAGTTATTGATTTTAAAACATCTAGTAAAGAAAGAAAAGATAACTATAATGAAAACTATTATATACAGACTTGTGCATACTCATATATGTTTGAAGAAAGAACTGGACAGAAGGCAGAACAATGTGTTATACTTGTAGTCACACAAGACGGAACGGTGCAAGAGTTTATCAAACAAAGAGATGATTACATACCATTATTAAATGATGCAATCGAGGAATGGAACAAGAGGAGTTAGAATGAACGATTTTTTAAAAGATATAATAAAGACAACTGGAAACGAATATGCAAGTCTAGTTGCAGACGGAGTAGAAGCTGGTGATGTAGATAATTTTATTGACACAGGTTCATATGTATTCAATGCGTTACTGTCAGGTTCAATACATGGTGGATTACCAGCAAACAAAATCACTGCACTTGCTGGTGAGAGTGCAACAGGTAAGACATTCTTTCTGATGGGTATTGTCAAAAATTTTTTAGATGCAAATCCAAAGTCAGGTGTAATCTATTTTGAAAGTGAAAGTGCGATTACAAAACAGATGGTAATTGATAGAGGTATTGACCCAGATAGAATGGTAATCGTTCCTGTTACAACAGTACAAGAGTTTAGAACACAATCACTCAAAGTATTAGACAGATATATGCAAGATGATGTGAATGTTAGAAAACCAATGTTTTTGTGTTTAGATTCACTTGGTATGTTATCTACAACAAAAGAAGTAGAAGATACAGCAGATGGTAAAGAAACAAGAGATATGACTAGGGCTCAAGTATTGAAAGCTGCATTTAGAGTATTGACTTTAAAACTAGGTAAAGCAAAAGTTCCTATGGTTGTAACGAATCATACTTACGACAGTATGGGTTCTATGTTTCCAACAAAAGAAATGGGTGGTGGTTCTGGATTAAAGTATGCAGCTTCATCTATTGTATACTTATCAAAGAAAAAAGAAAAAGATGGAACAGAGGTAGTTGGTAATATTGTTCATTGTAAGAATCACAAATCAAGATTAACTATAGAAAACAAAATGGTTGATGTAAGATTAACTTATCAAAAAGGTCTTGACAAATACTATGGATTGTTAGATATTGCAGAGAAGTATAATATATTTAAGAAAGTATCAACACGATATGAATTACCAGATGGAACAAAACAATATGGTAAGTCTATTATGAATGAACCAGAAAAATACTTTACAGAAGATATAATGAAACAAATAGAAGAAGCTGTAGGTAAAGAATTTAAGTATGGATAATTATATTCGTGTATACGAAAATGCATTTAGTAATGAACTTTGTGATAGATTAATTAGTAAGTTTGAATCGACACCAGATAGTAATAAAGAAAGACACGATATGGGAGAGATGCATTTCTCTCAAGTCAACTTTAGAGCTTGTAGTTGGAAACAAGAACAAAATGAACTTGTAAATATATTTTTATCACACACTAAAAAATACACAGATGATGTAGGTATCACTACAGAGTTTCCACAAAAGTATGCACTAGAAGATATACGATTAAAAAAATATATGCCTGATGGATATGACCAGTTTGGGCCTCATGTTGATGTAGTGGATAAAAATACAAGCACAAGGTTTTTAGTATTCTTTGTTTATCTAAATGATAATATTAGTGGTGGCACACATTTCGATAGAATAAACTTGACAAGTCCTTGTAAAAAAGGTAGTATATTAATATTCCCACCGTTGTGGACACATCTACACTCTGGGTTAAAACCAATAGAAAAACCAAAATATATTGTAGGGAGTTATTTACATTATGTTGCACACGATTAATAATTGTTGTTCAAAATCTTATCTAGACTCTTTGATGTTATTATCACAGAGAAGTGATAAGTGGAACTTTAAATATCCAGAGGGTAAACCATTTGAAGATAGGTTTGCAAAGATAAGTTTAGTGCCTGACAATCAAGATACATCTCTTGCTGGTATGGCTATGGGTTTATTATTACAAATCTATGATTCTGGTGGATACAAATACTTTCAACCAGAGGTTAAGTTCTGTGGTATATCTGTTAAGGGTAAAGGTATAGATGACCCACACACAGACACTTGGGATAAGGATACAGTCAAAATTCTAGGATTGTTAAATAGTGATTGGAATAGTGAAACAATGGGTGGTGGATTTATGCACGATAATAAATTACACTTACTGAAGCCTACAAGTTTCGTTATATTTGATTCTAATAAAGTGCATTGTGCTCAAGATGTATTGACAGATAAGAAAAGATTCGCAATAGATTACGCAGTAAAAAAAGTATGAGTATTCGAGATAAATTTGTATATGTAACTACGAAAGAACAAGACCAAACTTTGATAGGTATCAAAGATGGTAAATTTGCTGGCGTAGTATACAAATATGGTAAGGTAGGATTTGGTGAAGAAAATCCAGATGGAACTAAACCACTTCAGTTTCAATACGATATAGTGGATAACAATGGGATACAAAGAGAACAATTTGGTGATGATTTTTTCACACTAATAGGAGATATCCTAGTAGAAGTAATAGAGGAACAAACAAAAAATGAATCAGTCGATAGAAAGAACAGCTCTAAGTAACTTAATTACAAACGAGGATTACGCAAGGAAAGTAATCCCATTTCTTAAAGGTGATTATTTTAAAGTAAGAGAAGAAAGAATTGTATTCGAAGAGATACAAAAGTTTGTTGACAGATATAAAAAGATACCTACCAAAACTGCACTAGAAATAGAAGTAGAAAATAGAAAAGATTTAAACCAAGATGACCACAGTAAGATTGTAAAACTTATCACAAGTTTAGATTCTACTGATGTAGACTTAGAGTGGTTATTAGAAACAACAGAAAAGTTTTGTAAAGATAAGGCTATCTACAATGCAATCGTAGAAGGTGTTGAGATTATTGATGGTAAAGATAAGAAGAGAACACCAGATGCAATACCAGATATATTGACAGAAGCACTTGGTGTTTCATTTGACAATAGTGTTGGACACGATTACTTATTAGATGGTCAAGAAAGATACGACTACTATCACAAAAAAGAGGAGAAGATACCGTTTGATTTAGAATTTTTTAATAAGATAACAAAAGGTGGGTTACCACCGAAGACACTAAACATTGCACTGGCTGGAACTGGTGTAGGTAAGAGTTTGTTTATGTGTCATGTTGCGTCTAGTTGTCTTGCACAAGGAAAGAATGTTCTGTATATCACAATGGAGATGGCAGAAGAAAAGATTGCAGAAAGAATAGACGCAAACCTAATGAATGTAGAAATTCAAAACTTACCACAATTACCGA